AATCTACCATTGGATAAAAAATGTCATAAGAACTTGATCCATCATCTAAACCATGTAAAAAACTAAAAACAACCCAATAACTATTATTACTAGATGAAGGATTAGAATTTTCCATCATAATAAATCTTGGTTGAAAACCACAATTAACTGTTACACCATTTGTTGTATCACCAGTAAAAGAGCCAACTTTAGTTACACCATCTAAAGATGCCCATGCCCAATAGTGAAACCAGTAACGATTACCAATAGTAGCAGTTAAATCATTCACTGCGTTGTTAGAACCAATAACAAAATGTTCATCTGTCATAGCACCTGTTGTAGTATGATCTATAACATTGTATCCATGATGTTCTTCTTTATTCATTCTTGTTTCATAAACAGTATCTAAATTAGTATTGCTATCAGTATAGATTGACTTTTGATCTTTATGCCAAACATACATATCATCTTGACCACCATAAGTTGCATTATTTTTAAATAATCTTTTGATCCAAATCATTTCTGGAACTACACCAAGATTATGTTTTATTTTTGTACCACCATACATGGCTTCAGTACTGCTAGTATCTGTCCAAGAACCACCAGTACCAGATGCATTCATACTGCTTTCGCCAGTTCTTATATTAGAATACATACCCATATCAAAAACTTTTCTATGTACTTTAAAAAAATGAAACTTCTTATACGTTTGTGTTGATGAAGAACTTGCTTCTGGATAAACACCTCTGTTTGTTCCAAAGCAATCAACTGAACTAGTACTTACCTCTGGCACAGGATTAGTTAAGTTACCTTTAAAACTATTGTCATTCATCATGTATCTTGTACGCCAGTATTTGTCTTTGTTGTATTCATTAAACTCCCAAAACAAATCAACTTCCCAGGTATTTAATTGGTTTGGACTTACTGTTTGGTCAAGATAAGTGCCAGTATATCCATAATGTTTTGGGTGCAAAGCTTGTGCTTGACCACCAGCATAATTATCAGCTTTATATACTTGTAATCCATTAACAGGTAATCTCATACCTCTGTTGCGAATAGCCATATAAATAAATTTATCACCATCTCCACCATGTGAAAAGTAACCCCCATTTGGAACACCAAAACCTTTTGTTCCTACATAAATGCCATTAGATACAGTGTTTTCAGCGTCACTTTGATTTAAACGTAAAGATTTTCCATTATAGTTTAGCGGCGCCATTGCCCATCCACGCAAAGTATCTAGAATATACCACTCACCATCATCAACATTACCAAAAGAATCTCGCACTCTCCTATACATTAATGCTTGTGGTTGCCATCCTAAGTTTATTTCTTCTCCTCTTATGTCTTGGACTGATGTAACATTAAATTCACCACATTGTATTACATTTCCATCAGAAGTATCGTGAGCAAATATATATGCCATGTATGTAGCATTATAAATATTATATTCACCAGTTGCAGGTGAACCTGCTCTCATAATATAATTAGGATTAAAGGTTGTACTATTATGATAAGAATAATAATTTGGGCCAATCCCTGATGCACTTCCTGATTGAGTTTGATCGTTTAAAGATAACTGTGTGTAATCTGTTGTACCATTTCCTCTATGCCATACACCCCAATCTTGACCACCTACATCTGTTCTTTTCACCCAGATCATGCCAATATCACAACCTAGATTATGAGCTACTGTTTTACTTAATTGATTATTCCCCGTGTATTGGACGCAATCTACAAATCTTGGGCTATTAATAAAACACCAAGCCAATCCTGCTTCGTGGTTAATATTTTCACCAGATATACCACTACCTAATTTAAAAGCAAAATCATCAAACTTTGTTACACCATAAATAGTAGGATTACTGGTAATATAACTTTCTCCATATTGTCTATTAGTAGATATGCTTCTATTTTCACCTCTTATGGTATCATAAATATGCCAATCAGCTTGACCATTTTCTCTATTTTTAAGTATTACAAAACCTTCATTGTTTTTAAAATCAAGTCCTGATCTTATTTCAAGAAGATTAGTACTTCCATTTGATCCATTTCCTTCGTAACCATAGACTTTAAACATATCATCTATAATTGGGTCACCACTAGATTGATCAATAAAACCACTAGCTGATTGTAATAATTTTTTACTCATGCTACTGCCTGTCCAGCTGTAAAGCCATATATAGTTGTGCCACTATCAATCGTATAAAAAGCAAAGATGTCAGTCCCACTCGTTGATAAAGTAGGGGCAGTTGCTGCATTCCATTTAACAGAAGAACCCCATGTAATAGAATGAGAGCCACCATAGGTTACTTTAAGTGTAAAGAAAAATGCAGTGCCACTAGGTGGTAAATTAGAAACAACAAAGCTAGTTATGTTTGCAGCAGTTGTTACTGAAAAATTATTACCATTATGACAATCAAGTGTTAGTGTTTGATTAGAGTTAGTTAAAGCACCATTATTATGATCTTCATTGATACCACCATTTACAGTAACCTCTCCAGTAAATGTAGCTCCAGCTAAAGGTGCATAAGTTGATGTTGCAGATGATTGAGTTAAATATGTAGAAGATGCAGAAGATGTAGTTAGATAGCTTGATAATGCACTCTCATTAGCTAAAGCAATCCAGTTGCCAGCGTGTGAATAGTAAGCTTTACCTGTTCCATGCACATGAGCAAACATACCATGATAAGTACTTGCACTAGGTAAATCACCTTCTGTTGAATATAAATTAGCATACAATAATTTACCTGTTGTTATTAAATCTCTTGCAGCAAGATCAAGACCACTAGATGTAAACACAGGTACAGTATCATTAGTTGTACCTACATTTTTAGAAGCAGCAGTTCCATAGTTTGCAGTATTAAATGGTGATAAAGCAACAACCTCAATTATATCTCCAATACTTGCACCAGTTACAACAACAGATGTTCCATTAGATGCAGTTGCATCACCTTCTGAAATATTTAATTTTAAACCATTA